CTTGCCCCGAATTGCTACTATAAGCAATCGACCATAAATTATCCTGAGCGGATGGATAGCCTGAAGGGTTAATTAATGTTATACTCATTTAAAAATATTAATTGTTATTGTTTTGCCTATCGCCTCGCCTAATTCTTTTTCAAATCCTTGTAAACTTTTCTTTAATGTTGGCTCGATAAAATTACGCGGTTTAATACCGTATGATTTTATATTAAAAATCAATCTGTTTAAATCTCTATCAAATTGACTAATCCGTTTAAATTTCTTTTCAATTCCTTGCGCTCCGTACTTTTTAACGTCCGATGTTCTAACTTTTGCCTTTGCACTACGTAACCAATTTGACAAAGATTTGCGCCCTTCAGCGCTCATTGTATAACTATTCTTAAACTTAAAACGACTATTCGGTGATTTACTAATCCAACCCATAACTCCTTCGTCTTGAAACTTTGCATAATACGGGAAACTAATATTTAAAGTTGCCGAACTTTCACTTTGCACTATTTCGTAATCTACATTTTCAATATTACCAGATGCAATGATTTTTTTACTATTTAATTGATTTATCCATTCGTCTTTAAATATTTCAGCACGATCAATTAATAAAGCGTTTATTTCGTTTGTTACTTCTTTAAAATCAAAACTGCCAACGCTACCGATAAAGCCGTTATCTAAATTTATCTTTTGCGATTGTGATATACTAACTGGCATATTTCTTTAATAGTTTTTTCTCTTGTTCATTATCTATTTCGCGCTTCATTTTTAAATAACTCAAATCATTTAGGAATTGAAACACTGGCAAATCCCAAGCCTCATTTATGCTAATTCCTTCAAATTCCGATACCATTTTGCAGTTATAAAGCCATCCGTAAACTCGGCTAAATTCTGCATCACTTCTTCCACCTTCGCCGTTTCCGTTGAAATTGTTTTGAAATAAGTAGCCGAAGCCTGAATTGATTTGCTGAAAACTGCGTAAAAAAAAACAGCGGAATGATACGCAACTTCAAAATCAATGTCAAGCATATCTTCGGCAACTTGTCTATGATTCTTTTCTTTGCGTTTTAAGCCCTTTATAGTCAATTTTAAAGGCGTACACATCGTTGCCATAATCTTATGAAGGTTGCCTATTATATCGTCGCTGTACGTCGCTAATTCAACATAACGCCCAGCGTTCATAGGTGGCTTTGCTAAATCGTATTCCAATAAATATAAACGACCTTTAACCGCAACATATTTGCTCGGTTTCTTATTATCTAATTCCACGCCGTACGCTTCAAATTTTTTGTTAATCTTAGCGCATAACAAATTGAACTTTTTTAAAGGCATCTTATTAACTTGTTCTTCGCTTATTCCTGTAAATTCCTGAACTAACAAAGCCGATTTTTCTGCTTCGTTAATATCCATTATTGAAATTTTGTATAACTCCTGAAACTTTGAAATTGTAACCTTCATAATATAATATAGATTTTTTTGAAAAAATTAGATGAAACGATAAACTCCAGCGTGCTTATAATTGTTTTTGCATTTATTAGCTAAAGCCAAAGCATTAACGCAATCATCGTGAAAACCTGTTGGCGCATTGTATCGAACACCTGTTGCCGTGTACTGATATTCAAATATTTCCAACTCCGATTTAATTTCGTTATCTGGATAAAATATTTCGCGTTTGTGTATTGATGAAGCCAGCGCTTCCATTAATTGTTGCTTGCTCGATGCCGTATATTTAAAGCCATGCATAGCGTTAAAATGCCTTTGTAAATCTTCGGTAATCGCATCGCCTACTCCCGTGCTATCAATTACAACAGGTTTGCTTTTATCAATTCTTAAAATCGTTTCTTTAGTTTGTGCCCAATCTTTTTGAAATCGGTCAAAGTGTGCAACATTTCCGTTTACATCGAGCCCAATAATAACAGTATATCAAAGGACTTTGCCAAATCTATTCCATAATACGCCACAGGTAAAACGCTTAAAGGTCGAACGCAATCGATAATGTGTTGATTGCCAAATGGATTGCTCGCGTTTTCCATTGCGTTGGCCAAATACTCTTGTTCAAATACGGCGCTCGGTAGTTGCGTTCGTGCATCGTCTATTTCCGTACGATCAATGTAAGGGTTATCGTAAGTTGTAAATTTAAACGATTGCCAATCTATGCCGTCCGATTTCATAAACAATGAATAAAAATAATTTTTACCCTTTGGCGTTGATACGAACAGCGCACGCCCTTTGTAATCGGTAAGCGTTGGACGTATTGAATTAAGCCATCCGTCTTCGAGATTAGGAATAAAACTCGCTTCATCTATAATAACTAAATGAAATTTACGCCCCCTTAAATTATCCAGACGCTCGCCGGTAAAAAACATTACGTTGCCTTCGTTTGGAAAACTTATTGTTAAATCGGATTTGTTATTTTCAAAGGGTATTGTTTTGACTAACTTATTAAAGAAAGTTTTTGCGAGTTGATATGTTGGTGTGATGTATGCAACTGAATTTCCCTTTATAGCTTCAAAGATAATTTCAAGTTGTGCAAGTTCCGATTTTCCAAACCTGCGCCCACACATCACAACCCTAAACCGCGAAGCGCAGTCGAATATCTTTTGTTGATTAGTGTGAAGTTCTGGTATTGGTATTTTCAAAGTAATAAATTATTACGTTTTCGTAAACTATACGCAAAAGGGTATAATTTGCGCAAAGTGCTGTATTTTATACCCTTTCGCATATAATTACTTTTCGTTTTTGTGCTTATCAATAATACTAACCCACATTAACGAAATCATTAATACTACAATAAACTCAATTAAAAATACTCGCCACATTATAAAATTGTTTTACCTTTTGTTACTATAAATTCTATTTTGCCATCAGTAGTTACTGCGCTCGTTTCTTTCGGCTTACCATATACACGTGTTAATAATGTTTCAAGCGAATATAAACTACCCTTCTCGAGTGATTTGCGCATAGCGTTTGCGATTGTCTTTTCAAGTATCGTGCCCTTTGGATTTTTAAATACTTCGCCGAGTTCGGTTAAATCCATTGCCATCATATTTTGAATGGTGTCGTTTATTTCGCTCAACTTATATCCGCTATCTTTTAATATTGAAACGTATTTGCGCGGACGTCCGTTCGGGTTTGCAACCTCGCCTTTTTTAAATGGTTTCAAGTTTTGATTATTTGCCATATTCTCTCTTTTATTTCACTATTTTTTAATCGCGGTTTAATTCGTCGGCTTTCTCTATAATCCATCGGTTTATAGTTTCCTGTTGGAATGTTGCTGATATAAGCAAAGCATTAAATTGCTCAAATACTTCGTCTAAAGATACATCGTTGGGCATATCAATAGTGGTTGTAATGTTGTAATGTTTTAAAGTAAGTTGCATTTGTCTTTGTGTATTTGGGTTAAAAAATCAATGTGTTGTTTCTTATCGCCGTATTCAATATGGCAGTTTCTACAAAGCGCCATTAAGTTTTCGATGTTATCCGCTTGCTTTGTTCCACCCATTCCCCTCGCGTGTATGTGATGTATATCGTTTGCCATTTTGCCACAAATTTCGCACGGAATGAAATCGGTTACATCGTAGCCGAAGTAATTAAAATATATTTTAGTGTGTTGCTTCATAGTGCTTGCCGTTTCTTTTTACAATTAACGTCGGGTCAAGTTTTAACATCCTATCAACTATAACCTGGCAATAATTCGGGTCGAGTTCCATTCCGTAACATTTGCGGTTTAATTGGTGTGAAGCTACCATTGTTGTACCACTACCGGTAAATGGTTCACAAATTATATCTGCTTCATTAGTCATTGCTTTTATGTATTCGGATGGTAAATGAACTGGGAATTTTGCAGGATGTTTTATAGACCTTTCCATTTCAGCAAAACCCGAATATACAGTTCCCATATTTTTATTATCGTAAATTTCACCTAAAACTCCTTCTTTTAAACTTCCATCTTTTTGCCTTCTTGCTATTACTTTTTGTCCTTTTTCATTTACATTATAAGATTTTTCTCTTTTTTTACTTTGTTCAGATTTATCCCATGTTCGATTTAATGATTTTACTTCCTTGCCAAATACAAAAATCCATTCATGATAAATTGCAAACATTGCACTTTGATTAGCAATAGAAGTTGCTGACATCCTATCCCAGATATTCCAAGAAATAAATTTATATCCGCAATTTTTAGCTATGTTAATATACTCATCCCAATATGAGTAAACTTCACCTTCTTTTCTTTGCATACCAAGATTTATAACTTGATAATTAGCATAGGGTAAAAAAGTTGGTATAAATTCTATAATGTTTGATACAGAGACATCTTTACCGCCATTGTAATCTCGCATATCTGAATATGGTGGGGAAGTAAATAGTAATTCCGCTTTTTGTTTATTCATTAACTTTGCCACTTGGTCGCTGTCGGTACTATCGCCACAAAGTAAACGATGTTCGCCTATTTCAAATAAATCGCCTAAAACTATATCCGTTTTTATTTCATCGGGGATTGAGTAATTATCTTCTTCGGCTTCTAAAACTTCGGCTTCAAAATTTGGTATATCTAACCCCCACTCCGTTAATTGTTCCGCGTCCCAATTATTCGCCAAATCGTCCCAATCATTTTCGCCAAAAGAAACATTATCTTTAATTATAAACTCCCTTTTTTCATCTTCGC